CAATGAATGAGGCATTTTTGCCTTCTGCTACTGTTAGAGATAATATTGTTAATATTGCTAAACTGTTAAATTATGTTCCTAAGTCAATTGCATCATCAAAAGCTTGTCTTAAACTTAGTGTACAAACTGCTCAAACAAATGGTGCTTATCCAAGTAGTATAACCATAGGTAAGGGTGCTGTTGCTACTGGTGGTAATTTTATTTGGAATATTCTTCAAGATACTACTGTAATTGTTAATACTACTACTGGAATTGCAGAATTTGACAATTTAATGATTCGTGAAGGAACTATAGTCAAATTTAGTTACGTTGTTAATACTTTTGCAACTCAAAATTATAAAGTCCCTTCTGAAGACGCTGACATTGATACTTTGACAGTAAGGGTGAAAGCAAACGAATCTGCGACTGCTTCTGACCTCTATAACAAGGTTGATACTGTTACCAACCTAACTGCTACCACAAGGGTTTACTTCCTTGCTGAGGGCGAGGATATGAGGTATGAGATAAGGTTTGGAGATGATACTGCTGGTAGAGCACTTAAAGATGGAGAAGTTATTGATCTTGAGTACCTTGTAACTTCTGGTACTGAAGCAAATGAGGTAACTGGATTCGCATTTGTCGGTAATATGGTTGATAATTTGGGAGTTGCTTATGGACCAAATTCAGTAGATCTTACCGTAAAAGACAGGTCACAACTGGGATCTATAGCAGAGAGTGCAGAATCTATCAAATATAATGCTCCAAGATACTACTCTGCACAGTATAGAGCAGTAACAGCACAAGATTATGCTGTTATTACTAAAAAAGTTTATTCTAATGCTGATTCAGTTGTTGCATACGGTGGAGATGCTTTAAATCCTCCAATTTACGGTAAAGTTTTCGTTGCAATTAAAACTAAGACTGGATCATTACTTAATGACCAAACTAAGAAAGAAGTAGCAGCAGATTTAAGAAAGTATGCTATGGCATCAATTGACCCTGTTGTCGTTGATCCAGATCAGATTTATATCTACAATAAGATCTTTGCACTATATGACACTGGTTGCGGATCTAGTACATCTGATATAAAAACCAATATACAGAATGCTATTACTAATTGGGCTTCTCAGACACAGATTAATAACTTCAACTCTACCTTTAGAAGTCAGAACTTTGAGAAAGCAATTGTTTTGTCTGACAAGTGTATAAGTGACGTTTCACTACAAACTACAATTCTGAAGTATATCAAACCAGGTACCAACTCAACAAACACATATTGTGTTTCAACTGGTGGTCAATTATATGATAGTGCTCCAAGTAATAGTGATACTAATAGTAATTGTAAGAAAGAACCTGTTGTTTTATCAGGAACGTTCAGAACTGCTGATAGACCAGGTATTGATCAGCAATTTGAAGATGATGGATTTGGTAATTTAAGAACTTTCTATAATACTGGTAATAAGAAGGTATATACCAATAATAATGCTGGATCAGTCAATTATACTACTGGTGAGACATGTTTCGGACCAGTTAATATAGTAGGTGCTGGAGGTAATATTCCTTCAATAACTAACATGACACTAACTGACACTGTTACTGGTGTAGGTTCTATTATTGATACTAATCTACTTGCAATAGATTTACAAATTCCAGTGCTCTTTATTCCTTCAAACAATTCTACAATTCCAGCATCAACACCAGGAACTGTTATTAATATAGTGAACCCTGAGGTCACTGTTTCTCCAATTGGAACTACACCACCTGGGACTATACCTCTAAATAGTTTGACACCAACAGTTTTCAATCAGACACCAACAGTAGTTGATGTTCCTGACCTGACAAACACTGGCACAACAAATACTTCTAGTTGTTTCTAAATTAGATGAGCAATATAAACAAGGTTTCTCAAGCTATAAGGAGTCAGACTCCCGATTTTGTCGAGTCTGAATATCCCCTATTTAATAGGTTTATACAGTATTATTATAGATCTCAAGAGAAAACAGGATTAGGACAAAATATACTTAATAATTTCCTTCAATATCTTGATATTGATAAGTTAGATATTGGGATACTTGATGGTGCAACTAAAGTCGTAGAACCAGTAAATACGACATCAAATACTATTGTTGTAGAGAGTGTTGATAAGTTTCTCAACAATAATGGATCAGTATTAATTGGCGATGAGATAATTTACTATGAGAAGACAACTTCTGCTCCTAATATTGCATTAAGTCCAGGTATTTCATATGACCAGGTTAAATTAAAGTGGACAGGTCTTGCAAGTCCTCTTGCTCTATTTGATGGGACAACAACAACATTTGCACTGACCTCACAGGACAGTCCTATTGCCCCTGTAACACCACAACACTTAATTGTAAGTCTTTATGGTAAAGTTCAGGTTCCTGCTGTTGATTATACCATTAATGGTACAAATATAGTCTTTACAGAGGCTCCAAGAGCTCAAACTCCTTCGGATGGATCAGATCAGACATATATTAATTTTTTAAGTGGTTTTATTGAAAACCCAATTGTAGCAATAGATAACTTATCTAATTCTTTTGGTGAGAGTAAGAGACAGTTTACTATAACAAGAAGTGGTGAAAGATATGAACCTATTGTAGATGAATATGTTCTTGCCATTTATGATAATAGACTTTTAACTCCTAAAGTTGACTTCTTTATAGATGGAGATCAGTTTATATTCTTAACTGCTCCTCTAAATGGTAGATTTCTATCATTATTTGCTATTGAAGCACCTGTTCCTTCATTTGGATCTGGTGCCATTGGATATGCTCGTATAAGTGACAGTGGTACTCTTACTGATATTGTAACCAATGTTACTGGATCAGAATATAGATTTGAATATCCTCCTAAAGTATCAATTAGTTCTACATTAGGTAGTGGTGCTGCTGCTAATGCTTTAGTTAATGGTGTTAAATCTGTTTCTCTATTGGATGGTGGTAAAGGATATAGTGATAGCAATCCACCAGTAGTTCAAGTACAATCTCCAACTAAAACAGGATCAACTCAGGCAAAAATTAAAGCAACTGTTACTAATGGTGCTGTAACTGGTCTTGAAATACTTAATTCAGGTAGTGGGTATACATTTACTCCAAGACTTACCTTTAGGCAGCCTGGAGGCGGTAAACTAGCTGTTCCGACCATTACTAATGGTAGTATTGATGGTATTCCTGCCATTACTGATGTGGGATTTGGTTATACTACTGCTCCTACGATATATGTCGATGAACCAACTGGATCTAATCCGATTAAAGCATCATTACGTGCAAACCTTGCTACAGATGGTACTATTGCTTCAATTACTGTACTCAACGCAGGACAAGGATATACAACAGTTCCCAGATTAGCAATTGTTGACCCAGTAGGTGCTCAAATACTTCAAACATCTGTTGATGGTGATGGTCGTGTAATTAATATTGAACTTTTAGATGGTGGTAGCGGATATGAGGATATTCCATCTGTATACATTGTTGATGGAAGAACAGATGCACAAGGTAATTCAATAGGTGGTACTGGAGCAACTGCTGTTGCTGCAATCTTTAATGGTAAGATCACTGATATTAATATAACTGCATTTGGAACTGGTTATAGTGCTGCTGCACCTCCATCTATCATTATTCAGACTCCACCTGCTGCAGAAGCATCTGCGGAAATAGGTTTAAAAGAAATCACTGGTTTTACTGTAACACAGACAGGATCTGGATATAGTAAAGCACAATTAACAGGATGTGCTCGTGCTGCATCAGGAATTACTTCATATACGGAAGATGGTAACGCAGTATTTTCTAGTACAACTACTGCTGCAGCAGCGATTGTTAATACTCCAGTTAAGTGCTTAGATCAATTATTTGTAAAGAGACTTTTAGACAAATATACAGAACAGTTCCTTCCTGATGTACCTGAACTCGATTATACAAAAATCGATGTTAGAACAGCAATTAAGACTATTAAAGACTTTTACTCTGCAAAGGGTACATCTTTCAGTATTGCTTATCTCTTTAAGTTACTTTATGGTGAAACTGTAAGTATTTCATATCCAAAAGATCAGATTATTAAACCATCTGATGCTACTTGGTCTATTGACACTATTTTACGTGCTACTAAGGTTTCTGGTGCTTCTGTTGATATTAAAGATGCTTTATTGATACAAGAAGAGGATATATCAGACCCTAATATTAAAGCAGCGAGTGCTCTTGTAGAAAATTATATTTCAATTAAAACTTCTGAAGTAGAGATATTTGAACTTGTATTGTCTGAAGAGACTATTAATGGTTCATTTACTGTTCCATATAAGACAAAACTTGCTGAGCCATTAAGTGCAACTGATTCAATCATTACAGTTGACTCTACTATTGGTTGGCCAGAGAGAAACGGTGAATTTGTCATAGGATCAGGTGCTACAACAGAACTTGTACAATATAAGGAAAAATCACTTAACCAGTTTATTGAGTGTACTCGTTCAGTAAATGGTGTTGTTGAGGACTGGGATTCTGC